ATGTTCATCACAGATGATGGCAGGAAGGTTCCCATCTGAATCTCGGCCAATCCACTCATGAATTGATCGAGTTTAATGAAATCTTCAACGTCAGCGGGGATTGCAGATTGAACTACGTCATATCCCTCAGCCACATATGCTACGGGATGCATTACTTGAAGTGGTGGTATGCCAGTTTTAGCCGTTGGGCCTTTTTTCAGTAATAGCATCCCGCGCAAATATGAGTTATCGACAATCAAGTTTCGAGCTTTTTCGATAGCAATATGCGTGTTGTATAGATCACGTCCTGCACCACGGGATGACATCAATGCACCAGAACCAATTTCGATAGAGAATAGGGCAATTGTATCCGACATTCTGTTGTATCGATCCAACTGTGTGCAGATTTCGTCTCCGCTTTTGTCATCAAACAAATAACGGCTAATCTTACCCGTGGGTTCTTTGATCAGCAACTCACCTAGTTCGACGTACTTTGCATCGTTTTCGTAGCTTGCACCATAGGATCCTTCTCTCGTCCAGTCCTCATAGCGTCGAGCATCATCATCAGAATCCAATGTACGTCCCGCTGGTGTTGCGTTGTTGATTGCTTTTACCAAGTTGTTAATATGCCAACCTGCAAGCGCGGAAAGTCTTGGTTGCTCCAACACTGGAAGCAATTCAGCGATCTGGTATCGACGCTTCCTAGCCCAAATCGGTGTTGAATCCGCTTCTTGCGGAGTTTCGATTGAGAAGAACGTGTAATCTTGACGAAGGAACTCAGGTTTCCAGTCACGAACGTCATCCCAGCAAACCGCACAAAAGCCAAAGGTCGTATTCTCATGCGTTACCTGAGCAACTAGGTCATCGTGACCCTTCCAGCCCCTGATGCACTTTGTAATCTCTTCGCGGAATACTTTAGTCTTATGTTCCTCGCTCACTCCCTCTAGTGGATATTTGGAATAGGTAAGCGTAGGTGACTGCTCGATTACTTGTTTAAATGGTGGTTGTAAACGACTAACCATCGTAGACAGAAACCCAGTTGGACGATTACTCCTCCAATTCTGACCCATGCTTTCCAGTTTTTTCGCACTGTATGGAGGTTCATTATTTAGCTTCTTCTGAATAAGTTGGTTTTTGCGGTTTCTCTCAACATTCTGTTGTTTGAGTCTGCGATATGCAGAATGCGCTTGCTGGCAGTCTTTAAACGTCCGTTTAACCTGCAATGTGTCAGGGTTAACAACGTCACCCGTGGCGTTATCATCAACAATCTCCAGTTCAGAAATCCTCTGCTTGTCCGATGGTTTCATAATCCGCGCAGCTTTCGATGCGTAGACGTTTGTGACTTCTGCTGGAATTGGTTTGGTGGTATCTGCCATATTATTTAAGATTTAGCCAGCAATCAACTGGCAAATTGTCTGAGGGGGAAATGCTGTCTCTGGACATGAAAACTGCGGATTTATTGTCGTGACGTAGCAACAAGCAACCACCTAGTGCCTTGGATGTCTTGGTTTCTTTTGCCTGTCTAATGCTGGCACTTAACCTTTCCGTTGCTTTCACGCAAGCACCACAACCGCTCTTCCATTGCACGTTTTGTTTGCAAGCAAGACAGATTTTTGCGCGTTGCTCTGCCAGTTCACTGGATATAAGTGCTACTTCTTTTGTAGAATTGATAACATTCTTAGCCCAAATTGTGATGTCGTTTAGCAACTCTGTCTTCTGACTAGGGGTATTCACGGATGTTACAACAACCATGTCTACACCATGACAGAAATTAGGGTTCTTGCTACAAATGTACGAATTGACATCACCCTCCACGTCACCAACTGGCAAATGGTTTTCGGCACGGAAATTCGTGACAACCTGAAGAAGATTGTCATAGCTATGACCAGTGAGTTTTGCATCACCATCGTAGTAATGCCAACCCCCCGGTGGAATCATTCCAATTATCGGTTTTGCCATGAATTTTTGAGTTTTACGTCAGATTTTTAATGTTTGCAAGCAAATTCTTACTTATTTATCAAATTAATTGCTGAAATCAACAAATTCGTAGTTTTCAATTCCAGTATGCTTTTTCTGGAAAACAAACTTTTCTGGTTTGGGATCTGTCATTGTTGCAACAACTCCACCCCTTTGTCTCATGAGGTAGACCAGCAGGGACAGGGAATCGAGTGCGTCAGGACTATTTTGCCTAGTCCGTTTCACGAAGTCTCCTTTGCTCTCGACTCGTACAAGTCCCTGCCCCTGCTGTTTGTACCGCCGCGAAGTTGCTTGTCGAACCAACTCCTCGGTACGGAAGCTCGGTGAGATTTTTAGATACTCAAACTCTAGGTATTTAGCAAGTCCGAAAATCAACTCAGTTACCACTCCAGAATACAACTCGTTTGCGCGTTGCGTGTCATCTCCAAGGATGTGGGTTTCGGAACTGGCCCATGAATAATTCACCCCCATGACTTCACTTCCGTAGAGTGACCTCAACGCATCGTGGATACCTGCTCCGTTTCCAGTTCGATCAACACACAACCAGTTCGCTCCGATCCTCATCTCTTTTGCGAAGCGGATGATCTCAGCGGTCTGTTCCAATGTCGCTAGTTTTGGGAACTGCATTTGTGAATCCAACTGCAAACACGTCTTGGGCTTTTTGAATTCGCGGAATTGTCCATCCCTCGGAGTCCATCCATCGCAGAGTCCGTATCGTCCGAACGAACACACAACCTGATCTCGGCCTTCCAATGCCAAATCGAACGCCGCTAGTGGCACTACAGGGCCAATAAACCGCAAGCTACCCATTGAGTTGTCCATCATGGCAGGAGTGATGATTGCCATCGAGATACCTTCCTGCGGGAAAAAACCTCTTGCCATTGTGTAGTATTCGGCAGTGCGTCCTTTACTTTCGTATGCCATGTAGCCCTCGTAGGACTGGAAGCCGGGGAACACAATCTCTTTCTCCAGAACATTCTCGCACCTCGCTGCATCGAGCCTCAAGATATGCCAACCCTCCCTGCTGTCCCACTCGAAATCCTCCTCACAATCCACACTTTGCCAACCCCGCGCAGGTTCGCACCTCTTCCCAAACTCACTATTTCGATCTTTGGGGTTCGATGCACCGAAAATTTTGATGCGTCCCTTGGAATCCTTCGTATCGGCAGCAGACAGGATGTTTTGTAAACCTTCCCACACCCCAGCGGGAACTTCTTCAGCTTCGTCTAGGACAACGTGCGTCCTACTCATTTGACCCCACTTGGGATCTGGCTTTTGTCTTGGAGAGGGGTGGAATCCGCGCAAAGTACCAGTTCCGCTATCACCTTTCGGAACGGCAACTAGGTGGATGCCATTCTTGTCATCGTCATTGGCTTGAATTGACTTTACCAAGTCCTCGCTACCTTCGTACTCTGGTCTAACCAATGCAGTCCTGTAGAAGTTTTTGATTGCAGCGAATACGTTTCTCTGCGCGTGTGCCTCAGTCAATGAAACTACTTTAATACAGGTGTACTCTGGATCTCGCATCCAATCCAATAAGAACCACGCAGCGGCATTGAACGTCTTGCCCATCGCTCCAGCACCCTGCACCAACAGTTTGTCATTTTCAAACAAGCACCTCCAAGTATCCGCTGCACTCTGTGGCCTCCAATCGTACACTCCACTACCCCACAAGATTGTTGCTGCCGCTTCAAACTGATCGTGCTTCAACAAGTGCTGGACGAAGTTTAACACAGTCTGCCTAGCCACTTTTTCATCCAGTGTAACCAACTTTTTCTGCGAATTCGTGAGATTTGTCAGTATATACTGAGCGGCATAGATGACTCCATTGATATCATCCTTCTCTGCTTCCGCTCGCACCCTTGTAGCAATGTGAATTGCCTGTAAAACTGACGGAGGTTTATTCATTCACTTTCCATCCGTACATCAGATTGAACCAAGCGAACTCCTTCTCTCCAGCCTTCTTACTGCTTCTGAATACTTTAGCAAACCTATTCACAAACCACTTCTTGTACTCACTAAACTCTTCCATGCTCCAGCTTTTTTGAGTGTACCAATCCTCTTGGTTGGTGAATTCTTTGTCGAATCCTTCAAACCCCACCCGCTTGAACATCTCGTCCAATGCTTCCATCATAAATGTATCTACTTTGCTCATAATATTAATCCCAGTATAGTTGTGTTCCTGTTAGTTTTCCGCTCATCATTCTCTCCAAAACTGGCTCAACGTCCCACGGGTACAATCCCTTCTCATAGCAGGTTTGCATCCCAAAGTATTCGTTGAACTTGTCTGCATCTATTCCGCTATTTTTCAACGCTTTATCTAGCACATCAAACTCAATATGCTCAATTGGGTTCTCAGTAATCACAATGCCTAGTTGATCTAGCCTATTGTATTTCATTCCTCGTCCTCCTCGTCCTCATCATCTTCTTCATCCTCGTCATACATGGAGTTCTCAATCAATTC